CGAGGGGGGCGAGGAGGTGGCGGCGGTGCTCGATGTCGTTGCCGAGCAACGATAGGGGGCCCCATGGGTAGGTCACCCATGTTTGTAGGCGTCGGATTATCGCCCTCTGCCGTTGTTTGTCTGCCCGCGGCTGACCTTTGTCCTGCATTCTCAGATAATTCTGCAGCTGCAGCTTCTTGTTGATTATCTACACCAGAGCCAGCGGTGTCGCCGGCACCCTTTGTATCTTTGCCCGAAAGCTTAACTCCGATTTGGTCCGCAAATTTGGCCGACTTGCTCTTCATAGTCGAACTTTGACCATAAAAACCATGGCCAAGACTTCGGGCGCTGCTCCAATGATTGTTTTCTCCATTCCACCCCAAAGTATCAGTATGAAGTATCGTCATGGTGCAGGTGATGCCAATTTTTTTAGGATATATACTACTGCCTTCGCTTCCAAAAAACCCGCCCTCAATATCTGGACTAACATTGAAGCCACCAATTGCAGCAACAAGGCCACCTGTATCAACAGAGCCATCGCCAGAGGCGATCAAGTTCATAAACTTTACTTTAAACAAAGGTGGAGAATTAATTGATGTTGCACTTTCAACCTTTTTATATGAGGGATACAACATTGACATTAACAATTCAACTTTTGCCAAATTTTCTATAGCCTCGTCCTCAGATGTAGCAAGAGTATCAAAGCCTAATGATATAGTTCTTTTTGTACCCTGAAAAGTCATTATTGGATCCATTCGGCCATAAACACTTTCAGGGTTCCATTCAGATTCAAAGTTATCTTCTAGTCCTGTTAGCCAAGATTTAAAGCCCACCGCTCGTCCAGTTGGCACATGATAAAATTCAATTCGATATCCTCGATTAAAAAATCCTTCTATGGCGCTCTCGGCGCGGGGTCCAAATAGTGCTTCTTTAATATCTCCAGCAATTTGTCCTCCCAACCGAGCGGCTCCCGGGGGAACATCAAAAAATGCCATGTTTTTTTCCTCCTATCTGTGATATCGTCCTGGCAGCATACGCGCTTGACTATCTTTAATAGACTTCGCAATTGCTTTACCAAGTGCCGATGTATCTTTAACTACTATCTCAACAGAAATATTACCTCCGGGGGCCGCAGCTGCTGCAGCTACACCACCAATTCCTGCTGTTCGGCGGGCTGCTGCCGCCCCGCCGGCTGCACGTGCTGAGTGAGATGCTGCTGTTTGAATTAGTTGCTTAATCTTAACGACCTTTTCTATATTAAGATCGTCAACACTGTTAATCATTTCTTTAACCGATTTGGTGAAAGCTGTTGTATCAACCGCTGCCGTAAGTTTAATCGCATTAAATGTGTCTGCTAGTGACTTAATCTTTTCCAAATCTACTTTAGACAAAGCATATGCTATACTAAGAATGCCAAGTGCCATGGCTGCAAATCCGGTAACCGCTGCAAGGCCAGCATNCGATAATATCCAACTAGCTGCAGCTAGGGCTAGCAAGCCGAGAGCAAACTCNAGCATTACNCCNGCCTTGGCAACCTCAAAAAGAACATTGAAAAAGGGCAATAACGCTTCCATAGCCATTTTGAATGCAAATGCCATGCCCAGCGCCGCCAATGTTACTACGATTGCGCCAATTATAACTTTGGGGTGAGACAGGGATCGAAGACCCCCAGCTATTATCGTCATTGCTCTAGCAATTCGCGGGGCTCCTTCCTCGGCAGCTTCGGGAGCATCCCCAAATATTTTTTCTATAAGTATGTCGGCCAATTTTGGCAATAAAACGGCCTTAAGAAGAAAAGCTCCCATGGCACCAGTAAGGGCAATAAACCCGACTGTAATTAGCTTAAAACCAGATGGAAGTTTATTAATCATATCTAGCATGCTGCCCAAGCCCTCCATCATAGGAAGTATCATGCCTGTAACTATTGGTTCAACTGCCCCTTTCCAAACGGCTGACCACTTTTCGCCCAATGATGTACTAGTTTCAAGCATTTTGTTCCACTGTTTAGTAGAGGTTGCACCTCCACCCATTTGTTGCTGTAGTTCTTCACTTGTTTTGCCGAAGAATTTTGCAGCATCATTAACGTTTTGAAATCCTGCTGCCTCTGCAATTAGTTTCTTTTCAAATCGGTCCATCGTAGCAAAGCTCTTACCAGACATTTCCATCATTTTGCTAACCTGGATGATCCGTTCGTCATCTTCCATTCTAAGCAAGCTTATTGCGTCGACTTGATGGCCAAGGACCATTGATAGTCGTCCAACAGATGTTGCAGCTTGTTCATATGTATCGTATTGAGCCGCTACGCCTAGTAATGAATTAACTTCGATGCCGGCGGTCTTTGCTGCTGCAGCAACATTTGCAAAAATCCTTGGGGCGTTCTTTCCAAACATTGCTAATCTTGGCATTGCTGCATTAAAGCCTTGAAGCATTGCCGAAAATGGCATGTCAATGGCATCAGCAGTGCCGGATAATTCCATTGCAATACCCCTGAGTTCACCTTGGCTATAGCCTAAAGCGTTTGTCATTGAATTAATAAATTCTGCAGATTCGCCAGCGCCGATGCCAAGTTTGCCCATTTCGGCAGAAAGAGCTATCATTTCAAGCCTAGCACCATCTGTTACATTTGCAAAATTACCAACTTGCATTGCTAGCGCCTGGGTAACGCCGCCAATATCTTCGAAGCTTAGGCCTAAATGGCGAGCGTCTGCTGTTGCTTGAGTTAGAACATCATCCATTTCACCAGCAAAGCCAGTGGCGGCATTAAATGCTGGATATGCGTTGTGAACTTCCATCGTAACTGCAGCAAATGTTTCCTGCAACTTCATGGCTGTTGAGCCGAGAATGTTCATCGGCGTTACTGTTTCGGCTATGGCCTCTTGTACTTTTTCAAAGCCACCTTCGGTGTCAAAGAGCCCACCAATAAAAGTGTTTTTCCAGGAATCACTTACGCCAGTGAAGGCCTTAATGGTCTCCTTTGTGTTCTCACGAATTTGTTTTAATTTATCGAGAGCCTCGCGCATGAGCGCAAGACGAACTTTTTGAGCAGCCTCTGATTCAATATCAAGGCCAAGTATTTCTTCTTTTACGCGCTGTTCAGTTGTGAGAGAATCTGCATATGCAAGTTGAGTTTCTTTAAGTCTCTCGCGAGCGTCGTTAATTGCGCCCTGTGCGGCGCCGGCATCTTGTAAAGCTTTAACAAATTCTCTTTGTTTAGTTACCGCTACTTCAAGTTGCTCAACAGTTTTGTCAGCGTGAACAGCTTTCAGCAATTCTTCAAGTTGTTTTTTAGGGTCTTTTTCTTCAGCCATCTATAGTGGTTCCTTATTATTTAAGCGGCCACTTTAGACCTGTCTTTTTTTCAAATCGATGAACTGCTCGATCAAGTTTATATTTGCTATCGTATGTCTTTGGGTCCATTAGGCCATATTCTTTAAAGGCGCTCATATAATCTTTTTCGCCACTCAAGACATTTGCAAATGAATTAATTTCTGATTTGGTTCCTCGGATTTTAATTGGAGACTGGTACGAGCCACCGAAGCTTGGATCGACATATTGCATGAAGCCTTTCTTCTCTGAGCCAAACATTCTTTTCATGATCATTTTGATCATCGATCCAAACTGCACAAGAAAACTTTCATCAATTTCTCCGCGACGGGCGGTGCCTAAATCGATAACTGTATCTGTTAATACTTCTTCTTGTATTTCTTGTTTCATACGTAGATGTCCCTTGATATAATTAGCTATTAATAAATAGTTATCATATCAAATAAAAAGCCAGGAGAACCCTGGCTATTTACTTCTTTTGATGTTTTTTAATTTCGTCTGCCTCTTTTTGCATCTGATCGGTCAAACGCCTTAAGAACCAAGTCCTTATTTTAACTGGTAAATTATAGGCTTCTATAAAGCTCCAACTTCCATAATACTTTAGCAGAAAAAATTGTTCGTATACACTAGCAATGTATCTATCGCCTAGGCCAAAAAAAGTCCGCTGTAAACGGAACCTCCATCTCCATCTCATAGCTACAAGCTTCGCAAGCAAATTCTTGTGTGAGATCGACATTTGGAACAATTTTCTGATAGGCTCCTCTTAAATAACGAGCGTCTGTTGCCGGCATATTTTCAACAAAGCTAGTAATTGTAACAAGCTCAGTATGGCCATTGACAGAAACGGTAAATAATTTAAATTGCTCTGTCATAAAAGATTCGGGAAGCTTGTGCTTCTTTCTTTTTTCCATGATAGTCAAAAGTTTCTTTTCATCCGCTCCAGTTAATAGGCGGACCTCAATATCAACTCCCGTTGTTGGCATTTTTATAACACAAGTTTGGCTATCGGTTCTTCTGATATCAAAATCGCCAAAATCTTCGCCATAATTACACGTACTCTCTTCTAGATTAAAGGAAAAATCAGAAGTTTTGCTGCAGGCAGGACACGTAACACGGGTTTCATACTCTGGCCCATATCCAGTAATTCTAGAAGCAACAATTAGAGCGTTTTTATCACCAACAAGGAGATCTCCAACGTTAATTCGTTTATCAACAATAACATTTTGAAGCAGCCGATCAATCGCCACTCCCTTTTTCAATAAAGTTTTAGATGAAAGAATATCTTCGTCCTTTGCTGTCATAAAACGAATTTCTATTTCTTCTACATTGTGAAGAAGGTGGTCCTCTGGATAAAACCTTCCCCTGGTAGGAAGTTCAACAAACTCTGTTGGAGTTGTAAATGTTAATGGGCTTTTTTCGTTTATAAGATCTGGGGTAGGGGCAGCTGTATCAGAGCCAGCTGCTCCGACACGATCTTCATTATTTCTGGGGGGCATTAATTACCTCTTTCTTTGGTAGCTTGTTTAGTTTAACAAAAAATAAAGATTAATTTAAGTTAAATTTAGCTAACCAATAAGACTTGGAGCAGCTGCATCACCAAGCTTGGCCCAATCGTAACGAATGCTAAGAGTAACCTCGGTCAGTCCATCTTCACTATAAGTTAGATCGCCAAATTTTGCAGACTTAACCCAAGCATTGCCTAAACTCCACTGGTTCACGACCGCTCCATCGATGCCTAGCTCTTGAATTGTAATATTTCCAAGTGCAGAAGTCGCGGAAACTTTTGAGATAAGTCCTCTACCGGCTTCGCCATCGGCAGTTGGGATATCATATCCAGCATTAAACAACATCTCCATAACTTTCTTGGTACTATCTTCTTCTCCAATAGGATCAACTAAAGTAACTTCAAGTTCCTGCCAAGCCAAAATACCTGGAAAGTAAAAGGTGTGATTTAGATATTTGTGTTCCGATTCGCCAACTTCGTAACTTGGCTTTCCAGCGGCTTTAATAACCCAAGAACCAATATTGTTACTAATCAACACAAATCTATTTGATCTCTTTGGTTCTACATTGACATCGCTCCAAAATCCAGGCATTATCTTAAATCTCCTTGTTCATCTTTAAATAGTAAATTGCGGGTAAAAAACTCGTTATCCATTTATTTTAATCCTCGAATGCTGCGCCGGTCGACGTAATCACAAAATCAAGAGCAATAAATTCAATCGCCCTAGCCGGCTTCAAGAAAATCTTTGCATACAAGATGTTTCTATCAATCAAATCTGGAGTTGTGGTAGTTTCATCAAGCACCACTCTAAAGTCCGACAATCCAAGTCGAGCTTTGACACTATCAAGGAATGGCACAACTTGGCTCAAGAACCGGTTCCATGTCTGTTGTACATTCTGGTCGAATAGAATTGTTGCAGCCATTCTTGAAACTTCTTTCTTCAAGAAGATTAAGAGTCGTCGAACATTAATTCTATCGAGTGCCGAGGGGGTTACCTGAAGCGTCTTCTGACCGAAGATCACGATGCCTTCAGCCGGGAAAGTCGCAATCGGATTAATATTTGCGCCATATAGTTTGTCGCGATCCTTGGACGTTAATCTTTCTCGAACATCCAGTACTGGAATTCCAGCAGATCCCTCTGTTAGGCCGCCCCTGGTGAAACCAGCGGGTGCAAACCAAAGTTCGCTTCTAGATTCCGCACTAGCTAGCGTTCCTAGAGCAACAATCGAAGGTGGCGCCCACAGGGTCTGTGCACTAATACTGTCACGAATTCTAACCCATGGGTAATATGCGCAGCCGTAACTTGAATTAAGGCTTCTAGTTCGCATATTATCAACAGTGGTCTTTACATCACCTGCTCTGGATGCTTCATTGTCCGTGCTCTCGTAACGAGCTTCATAATCGCCATCCAAATCAATAATCGCAAGAGCATCGCCGCGATCTTCGCAGACCTTAATTAGATGCTCAGTAAGCGTATCTTTCTTGATGCCAGGCATCGTCATCAAGTTAGCCTCAACAACTTCTGGATCTGCAACAGAATCAATTGCCCGTTTCACAGAGTTAAAAGTATAACTCGTAGTTTCCTTCGGGTTATTAATTCCGCCTCCGCCAGAAGACCATAGGGTATTTCTGAACGGCTCTAATTCTCTAATATCGAGGCCATCGTAGCCTCCGAAGAATGGTGCAGTAAATCTATCGAATCCTCGATCTAAGACCTCTTTGTATGTACCACTGACCGCGGTCATTGACCGGGCCCCGGAACGCTCTCCTGCGCCCGCACGGGAGCCAGATGAGTAGTATGCATCACTACCATTCGGAGTGCCCCCAGATGGAGCAGAACCCGTCGCGACAACGTCGTCCAGTGAGAAGATCCAAGAAATCTTTGTAAAGTCTCCAGCAGTGAACGAATCAATGTCATTAGGCTTGTCTCTTAAAAGATCCGGATTGCTTTCATCATATCGAATAACGGAGACACCGGTTCTCGATGTATCCCAGCCAAAGAACGCATTCTTTGGATTGTCCATAACGCCGTGTGACGCTGAAATTCTGAGTGGCAGTGTGGGCATCCTGAAACAGATAGATGAGCCAGAAGTCATTCCGGCAGCTTCTACGAATGGGGCGACACCACGAACAGAGCTATTCCCAGCGACCGAACCGAGGCTTGCCGGCGCGTTGGGGATTTGATTCCCGCCCGGGCCTCTGGCTTCGACGAGAACCGTTCCAGCGGTTGCCCCGGCCTGTGCTAATGGGACGGGACTGCTAACGTTCTCAGGGCGAACTTCAGCAGCGCCACTTAGGATTGTAAACCCGTTGTACTGAATTGGGCCGTATACACCGAATGGCAAATATTCGGGATCGGCGGCGCCGTTGTCAACGTCTGAATTCATCTCGACACGAATAAACCTAGATCGATTTGGAAATTCTCCAAATTCGTCGTACTTGCGGTTGTCCTCACTCCAGGTTCGATTCTTGGTACCAATTTTCTTTCCAATGTAGTTGGCCGCATATGGGTTCAAAGTACAGTTGTCAAACCTTTCTACAACTCTTATTGATTTGTCAGTATCATTAATTTTGCGAATGATAACATTAAATACTCCATATAGATCGTTGTCGTTCGTAGAATATTCAATTTTTTCAATTGATACTTTTAAGTTACTCTGAAGCCACTCGCCCTCACTTAGTGCAATAAACCTGAATAGTTTCTGCATTTTCCCTGGTCCATAACTACCAGAGTTTTGAGTGATGTCTTGGGAAATAAACCAGCCAGTCTTCGAGGCTTGCATTCCATGGCGCATATCCTGGTGTCCGAGGGTGCCAGAGCCGAGACCAAGAATAACAGCCTGTGTATTCGATGAAGTAACAACATCGGCCAAGTGACGATCAAACGTCTCTCCTAGCCAATAAGTCTGTGTGCTTGAGGCAATGTTACTGTTCGTAAGAGTTGGGTTGGTGTTAAACACTTTCCGAATATATTTCGACGACGCTCTATTAAAATTAAATACAGTAGTTACCTTGTTGGCATTGCTGCTATTTTTGATGAGCACCTTGTATTCATTATTGGATGCCATACTGTTGATAAACCGTGCGGTGCCAGTCAGAACATTTTCTGTGGTGGTTTCGCTCGTCGAGCCGGATTGATAACCCGTACCAGAAAGCTCAATCGAGCCCTCGGTTAAGTAAAAGACTGCCGCTAGCGCGCCAGTAATTTTGGTCATGTGCGCGCTGCCAGAGTTCGCAATAAAGAGGCCGAAAGCTCCACCATTGCTGGCGACAGCAATATTGTGTGCAGCGGTATCCCAGCCTGCCTTACCACCGTGGTCACCTTGGCTGATGGCTCCTGCGGCGCTATTTTGAGTGCCCAGTAATCTAACGAACGTTAGTGGGCTATTGTTTCGAAGCCAGGCTTGTGCGGCATATGCGGCGTAGGTTGGCGCCATTGTGTTGCCATCTCTCCAGACATCTTCTCCTTGACCGCCTGGAATTGGGTTGCCGAAAACGTCGATAAATTCTGAGAAAGAATTAACCTTTACCGGCACCATCGCAGGCCCTCGACGGGCCCTACCTATAACAACCGGCCCGATCTGTTCGGGAACACGGGGCAATTGCGAATTATCAATTTCGTTAATAAATATACCCGGTGATACAAACTTAAACTTCTTTACTGACATTCTTTGTTTCTCCTATGGTCTTCAAATTTAATTCGGAGGCGCTTTATAGCCCAACACTATTTCTCTAGTAAGTAGTTTAGAAAAATCCTAAACTCCAAACTATTCTCTATATTTCGCCCTCTTGACATCGATGTGCTCTGGCATATCTCCGACCATTGTGCGCTCCCTTTTGAACTTTAAATCAACAGCGTTTTCACGAATAACAATTTTTGGCCTTTCTTCGTTCTTGTCGCCGCCAATTATATAACCAAGAACATTTATATCAATTTTCATATTATAGGTGCGCTCATTTTCTTCCATGTTCGTAACATTGTTTTCTTGGGCAAATTCTTGCTGTATAAATGCTTCATATTTATGTCCATCTCTTGAAATTCCGAAATAGTTTAGGCCGCCAGTGCGAGTCGCGAATGGCGTCATTATGTCATTCATCTGTTGTAAATATTCTGTCCTGATGTTCAAACTATATGTGATGTCCAAATAAACTGGTATGGGTATGGATATTGTTTCATATACAACTCTACTATTATTTTTTCTTGTTCGAAAGTTAATCTGTCCATGGCCAACACTCATCTTCCGACTGCGCTTGCGAGCAGACGCTGCATTTGCAAACGCTGCAGTCTTATCTTGTTGAATCCTTTTAGCTATTATAATTGATCCGCCTTTCTCATCATCGATAGGTGGAATGCCTGCCTGAATGACCCCTTTCCTCTCTGGATTTTTTACAATATTGCTTCTTTCAATGGTAATCAAGGGCAATTTAAGTAAGCCCTTTGAATCGCGGAGGTCCTTGTTATCTTTAATTTGAAATGCCCTTTCTGCGGAAACCCAAATAATTGGTACTTTCTTCCATCCCTTGTTTGAGTTTGAGTGTATATTTAATTTTTCGTCCAGCCAATCGTGTAAAGCATAATCGATTGTTTCAATAGTCGAGGGCATCAATATTTCTTCTTTTATAATGCTCGGATCTGATACTTTTGTATATTTAGGTGGCATCGAATAATCCCTCGCGTGCTCTAATGCACTTAGCTGATACTTCCATCTTGTGATCGGCTTGTCCAAATATTTGTTTGGGCTCATCAAGCGCCACAATTTCATAATAATTGCTACCATATAGAACGAAATCGCCCTCTCTAACATATAAGTTTTGATCTTCTGTTAAGCGCCTCTTGTGAAAGTGCACAACTATTGAAGTATCTTTATCCATACCAATATTTTGGCTATATGCAGTTTTCAAACCTTCCCATTCTACCAACGCGTAAACACGAACTGGAGGTAAAAACGTTTTTTCAATCGCCTCGCCATAGATTGGATGAAAGTTTGTTCGGTCTATATCTATTGGATAGTAAACAACTTGTTGGCCCACAACTCTTTCAATAAGCTCATCGTTAACTTGTTTAACTAAATTACGCTCTTTCTCTCCAAAGAACATCGGAGGTGGCGGATTATCGGGTTGGTTCCATTCATCGGACATTTCCTATCACCCCACAAAGATGCCCATTGGCACCTTGTTAAGAACTGTATCAGTATTATCAACTATCTTCGCAGTATCTTCTGCCAGGGCACTATATCTCATTTCATCTAGAACCGTCTTAAGCTCCTCTCTTAAGGCGTCTTGTTCGGCCTTTGCTTGGCCTAACAACTGTTCTGAATTTAACGTTACCGATTCTCCTGGAATGGGAATTGCGCCAAACTTGCCTCTAATTTGTCCAAGCGTTTCTTTTATTAAAGCAAGGGAAAATCTTCTAATCCACTGCTTACCTATGCTATTGATATTCTCATACGGAACATTTTCAAACGGCAGGGTATTCATATTATTAACACCGTTAACCCCAGTCTGCCTGTCGCTCGTATCATCCCAAGCATCTTCTTTAACAGTAAACCGAACCCAGAATTTACTTGGCGAAGCTCCTCTCGGAACTGGATAAATCCTTAATTTATTGTTCATAATTTCATATGAAAAGTGAGAGTTCCTAGTATAAATTGAATCTTCAAAAGCTGATGCTTGAAGTTTGTTTTGCCAAGCTGGAATTACTTCCCATGTTGAATCATCGGCCCACTGTCCATAATTTGATAAGTTGCCAATAACGTTTAAGCCGCCATAATATCCATAAAACCTCCATACGGCATTTGGTGTTTTATAAAAAACGTTTCTGATTGTGACCTTCTTGTCTCCAATCTTTTTACTTCCCAAATTAGAGTCTGAATAAGGATAGCTTGAAGTTTGCGCAGCTGATGAAGAGATTATTGTTTGTAAATCGTAATCTTGTACATCTGTGGTCGTTTCAAAAGATGCTGAATATATTTGTGAAGTTCCGCCTAGGCCGGCCTCAGTGGATAATGCTTCCGCGACTCTGTGCCCATACTCAAAATTAAATTTCGGATATTTAAGAGCAATGTTAGATCCAGATAAACCATCGCCAGATTTGAGGGAGCCATCATGATCAAATGTGCCCGTTGTGTTTCCAAGAACATTGGCTAAAACATTTTTAGATTGATGTACATTAACAATATATGAATATTCCAAAACTGCCTCTTCATACGCAGCATAAACATTGTCGGATTTAAGCTCAATATCCAGTACATCTCCCCCAAGTTTTTTATATGCATATGCAACTTGGTCTACTGCACCTGAAAGAAAATCTGTATTGCTTGAATAAATTCCAAAAGGTAACGCGGATGAAACATCACCATATGTGCCAGTAGCGGGTAATGCAATTACGCTAGTCTTTGATGAAGGTGTTAGTTTTGGAACAGCCATTTAATGTCCTCCATCTTAAATAGTTCTTTTCCCTCTTAAACGCTCTCAAAGTATATAAAAGAAAAGGCCCCACCTCGTAATAAGGTGGAGCCCCTCTTATTTAATCTTCAGTTGAAGATTTTACACCAAATCGGTAACAATAACCAATCCGTACATATCAGGACGGACCATCTTCTTGGCGTATCTAGTCATCACGCCCTTGCGGGGCACGAAGTCTTCAACACCGAAAATGGTGGGAGTGACCTGTAGTGGCACATATGGTGAGTACACGTAACCGCTCTCTAAGAAGCTGTTACCTCTACGTCCAACCAAAACCACATTACGCGGGAAGTAGGGGTTAACCCAGACATCCCACTTCTTACTCAGACTACCCACATTGACCGCTCCAACGGTACCCTTGTTGTCATCACCGGTTATGTTTGCACGGAAACCCGCGGTGAACTCAAGAATATTAGCGACTTCAGGTCCCATGACCAGGAAGTTCGCGCCGCCTCGCAGCGTCTTGCGGTGGATCTGGGCAGAAATGTCGTTGATGGTTTCAACGAGAGTTTCATACCACTCACTAACCGTACCAGTGAAGTCGGGAGTTGCCGTAGCCGCTCCAACCTCTCTACCAGTCTTCCGATAAACGAATTTACCAGCATGACGGCTCCAGTAGTACGTACCAGCACTTGCCAGCTTGACGAGATCCTCTAGGATCTCTTGGTCAATCTCTAGAGCAATCTGCTCAGAAAGAATACTAGTAAGCTCAACCTCTGCATCGAGATTGTGATAAGCATTCAAGTCTTGACCAAGCTCTGGGCTCCACTTAGCCTTAAGCTTCTTCGTCATCGCAGTGACAGACACGCTGTCAACCTTGATGTCGATCTCGGGAATCTGTTGATTAGTCTCAAGACCCCAAGTATCCTCGCCAACAACCGCTCCTAGAGCAGCATTCGAGCCGGCAGCAGGAGTTCCACTAAAGGGATCCATAACCGGGAACGAAGCCCCTGAAAGGTTGTTACCGGCAGCGGCCGGAGTGCAAAGCGAAGACGAAAGCTGCGCTAGCGTCTCACTACCACTAGCGGCAAGAACGAATAACAGCCGGGTGCTATCGTTAGGATCGCGACGAGTTAGCCGTCGAACCTGAACACCAACACCTGTGCCTAGGCCTTTGTGGACCGAGCCAACAGCGTGGGCGCGACCTATGTCATCACCCGTAGTGCCTAGCTTGATGCCAACGAGGTTCTCAACGTTCAGCGGCTTGCCGCTGACCCCCTCGAAATCGCTAGCAACAGTCGAAATGACAGCACAGTTAGTACCGGAAAGATCCGGGTCATACTGAATAAGTCTATCCCCCAAGCTTGCGAGCGTTGCGTGGGCTGCACCAAGGTACGCACCAGCGTGACCCCAAGCGGTGCCACCACCAGCATCTGCGCCACCAGAACCAGTGACCACATATACATCAGTCTCGTTGTTCCAGTCAATGGTTACACTAGCAGTTGCATGTGAATAACCATTATTTAGGTTGTAGAAGCTCTTTTCGGCACCAAGGCCGGTGAGAGAGACACCACCTGTAATTTCCTGACCAACCCGGTTACCACCAAAGAGCGAATCTTGCTTATCAGCGCCCAATCGGCTATTGGTATGTTGGAAGTCCAGGAAGAAAATGAGACCACTAGGTAGACTCATGGGCTGAACGGATACAATCTCGTTAGCCACTAGCCCGCCGAATACACGACGAACAATGGGAAAAGCGACAGAAGCGAAACCTTCAACGTCGCCTGCGGCCATAGTAGAAGCCTCACGGAGAAGCTCTTTGGCCTGGTTTTCCAGAAGACGCGCCATGCTCTCGCGAGCCTGGTCATCACCGATACCTTCCAAAAGTCCAGTCTTTTCCCACTTGCTTAGTAGGGCGTTACCTTCTTTTGATAGATCACGATTAATGATGCCTTCTGTTAATTTTTCTAATACAGACATTTTTGTTTTTACCTCCTTTTAAGTTTTATTATTTAACAAGTCCCGCCAAAACCTTCATTCGGTTATAAGCAGGGTCTGCCTTGCCGGTATCAGAATTTCTACGGCCTGATACCATTAGTGAGGAACTCTTAGTTACAGCTTCGCTCAGTGATTTTGGTCTTCTTCTGGAAGAAGTAGATCCCACCGTGCTTTGAAGCGTTTCATAAATAACTTTCGCTTCCTCAATTGTTCCGGCCTTTGTAATAGCTTCGACAAGTCTATCCTTTTGTCGCTCATTCAAGGAGGTATTGGTCAAAATCCGGTTTGTATAAAGTAACCTCGCGTTAGAAAGGTTAACTTTATCTAGATGTTCTTTAAGTGACACAATTGTGTCTTTGTATTTTTTGTTATTCTCGGAAACCTTTTGTAAATCAGTCTCCAATTTTGCAATTTGCTCAGCCAATTCATTATCTTCTGCTTCCTTTTCCTCAGCAGCGTCTTCTGCAATTGCTGCAACATCGCGTTGATAATTCAATTCAGTTTCAGATTTCTCAAGCCAACCAGACGAAGCTGGCTCCATGTCAATAGAAAGATCCTCGGCTAATTTATTTAAAAGCTCTGCCAACTCATCTTTCTCTAATTCAGCCTCTTCATCTTCTTGTACGATCTCGGCGTCCTCAGAGGAGTTTTCTTCCGCATCTTCGTCTTCGCGAATACGATCAGCGTGCATGCGATTCTTTCCGACATCTCGATCTTCGTTGCCAGATCTCGCAGCTGCGCCGCCTTCCTGCAGGGCCATTTCCCCCGCAATTGCTTCTCTGTCCATCATATCGCTTGGCATAGCTTCTCCTTTTTCTGCATCGATTTGTGCAGCTAGTGCATCAAAATCAATTTCAATTTCTTCGTCTTCATCCGGACAGGGGCAAAGATCTTCGCCTTCCATGGCCGCATCTGGTAACTGGTCGACAAACTCGCTTGGGGGCTCCACTTCTTCGCCGCCAACATCAGCAAATCCTTCTAATTCATCTTCTGGCTGCTCTAAAAGTGATTGAACTACTTCTTTGATTTCATTGGAGTATTTTTCAATAACCAAATTTTCCGCATTCTTTAATGCGGCTTCTTTAAGAGCGGTAGCATCAATAATGGCTTGCTCAAGCATATGCGACATAATTTTCTCCTAATTGTAAAATCTTATACGTCAAGAATAAATAGTATCGAAAACATTGAAAAGACTGCTTAATATCCATAAAGTTAGTTCGCATTATTCTTCCTGCGCCTCGTATGCGGTAAACAGGACCCATTGGGCGCCGTCGCATATTAAGCCAACTGTTGCACCGCCATGCGTCATCGTATAACCTAAGCCATGATTGACCAGTTCGTCATTATCACCATCAATAACAAGGTGGCTATCATTATTAGACATATTCGCAAAATGATACATCCTACCAGTCTTCCCAGAAACCGCAGGAAGTGATGCCGTGGCTGCGCTGGTGCCTTCAAATATGATGAAGAAGTGGTTATCGCCCACATCGATATCCACGCTTGTTGCGGTAACTGCAGCTGACTGGGCTTTTTGAGCGTTAAACGTTCCGTGTACAAGGGAGGAGCCAGTAACAGTCATTCCAGCTTGAATTGCTAGAGTTTGAGCCTGAACGGCGGCGGATCCTGTAACATTTTGTTGCACTGTTAAACTTTGAGCAGAAAGTCCTCCAGCACCAGACATAGCAGTTGAAATGCTGAATGAGTCCGCGGTAATAGTGCCAGAAACGTTTAGCGCACCAGATACAAAAGCTGCTTTTTGAACTAGTAGGGTTCCGGTCAAATCTATACTGCTGTCGCAAACTATGCCGCCAACAACAGATAAACCGGCTGCGCCGCTGATTTGGCCATCTGTTGTTAAAGTTTGAGCAGAAAGTCCTCCAGCACCAGACATAGCAGTTAGAGATAATAATGATGTGGCTGTAGCAGCACCGGAAACATTTAGAGCACCAGATACAAAAGCTGCCTTTTGAACCAACAAGGTACCCGTCATATCTATATTGTTTGAAATAATCAATCCACCAACGAAAATGCCCCCGACCGAAGAAGACAGGGTGCTGCCGTCAAATAGAAGATTTGCTTCACCATTAATGGTGTCGCTATCAACTGATGTTAAGATCCTATTATTTCCGTTATTATTATAATTTGCTACCGCTCCGCCGCCTCCTCCTCCAGCAAGCAAGTTTGTTGCTGAGCCGCCATCGGTCTTGAAATACAGGACATCGCTAGTAACATATATAGCGCCATAGCCACTAGCCGGCGTTGCTGCTGCGCCTCCATCTGCTAACAATATCCCTTTAGAAGTAAGAGCGCCGGATACATTTAATGCTCCAGATACAAAGCCCGCCTTTTGGACCAATAAAGTTCCTGACATATCAATGTTACTGTCGCCAACTATGCCACCAACAACAGATAAACCGGCTGAGCCACTGATTTGTCCATCTGTTGTTAAAGTTTGAGCAGAAGCTCCTCCAGCGCCAGACATAGCAGTTAAAGAGATTAATGATGTGACTGTGGCAGCACCGGTAACGTTTAGAGCGCCAGAAACAAAAGCTGCGCCTGAAAGTTCAAGATCGCCACTGAAACTAGCTGGGCCGGCAATCATTAAACCAGCAGAGCTAGAAATAGTGCCAACAACAGATAATGGAGCGGTGGGTGTGTTCGTGCGGATCCCGACACGACCAGAGCCCGTTGCAAAAAGAACTGAGCCAAGGGCTTTTCCGTCGACTTCAAATAACTTTTCGCCGGCTAGTGATTCAGTTGAAGATGAAACGTGGAGGAGAGACTGAGGGGAGGCGGTGCCAATGCCGACGTAGCCGGAATCTAAAATGGTTAAATCTGTCGAGCCGTCGTCATTCTTAAAAGTGTATCCAGTATAGCCGGCCTGATTTCCTTGAAAATCTAAAAATCCAGTGCTACTATTTCGTCCAATTTTGTAGTAGTTGATGGAGTTGCCGAGGCGCAGTTGATCGGAGGAAGCACCGCCGACAATGTCTAGGGTGGTGGCCGGGGTGTCGGTGCCTATACCGACACGGCCGGAACCGGTTACAAAGAGAACCGTTCCGTTCGTCGCGCCGTCGACCGACAGAAGCGCTTCATCCCCGGAAGAGGAAACGTGCAAGCTTGCGCTTGGGAACTGAGTACCAATGCCGACATTTCCGCCGGGTTGATCAAAGTAGTAGCCAATACCCCCCATGGTGCCAGAAATCTGGAAGTCCGTGTAGCCGTGTTGAAGGCTAATCTGATTATAACCACCGAAAGCCCCGACCGACATGTAGTAATCCGTATCGGCAACAGTAGTACCGAACCTGATCGACGGGCCATTGGCGGGCAGAAGCTCTATGACTTTTGAATCTGATTCTACAAGAAGACTGGCATCACTTATCGACCCAGAAACATGGAACTTTCTCGCAGGACTCTCGGTACCGATGCCAACTTTATCATTGCCGGCATCAACAAAAAGCATATTAGGGTTGCCGTCTGATTCTACACGGAAATCGCAGTCAACACTATCATCATTGACTACAACTTCACATGCCGTGCTATTTGCCACATCCTCGCCACCAACTGAAAGAAGGTTCTTTAGCCCCGCAGTACCAGCGGTTCCTCCCGCTAGCGCCTTAATGGTGAGTTTTCCGCCCTCATCATTATTTGTGATATCAGATGCAATTGCCTCTATTTTCACATAATCTGTTTCAGCATCTCCACTGTCTTTACCTCTGAAGGTGACAGTACCAAGAGACATATCGTCTGCTTCGGTGTCGCTATCAGTTCTGTGGAAAGCCAATATTGGGGGTTTGTCGGTAGCAACATTGGATGTTCGAAGTTCAAGTAACGGATTTGTGTCTGCTGCCGTTGTTTCAATCAAAACAGTTTGGCCAATGCTGCTAGCTATGGCGTCATTCACAACATAGAGTGCGCGTGTGCCGACGGCTTCGGAAGCATCGTTTGTGATTTGCATCAGTGTTCTGCTGCTAGTATCGTCCGAGTTTGAAGTTATATTAAATGCTTTGCCTGATGTTAGCGAGTCGGCCTGTATACCAGCGATGGTAGAGGCTGCGGCGGCTGTGTTGATAACCAAGCCATTCGAAGTAACATTACCTGACACATTTAGAGCACCGGATATAAAACCTGCCTTTTGGACAAGCAAGGTGCCTGATATATCGGCATTCTTTGAAACATTTATCCCAGTCTCGTTAGAAGTAAATCCAGAGCCACTAATTTTATTAGTTACTGAGAAAGCTCCGTGGTGAACGCTGGAACCAGTGATGGTCATGCCAGCTTGAATTGCTAAAGTTTGCGCTTGTACAGCCGCGGCTCCTGTAACATTTTGCTGTACTGTTAGGCTTTGGCCAGATATTCCACCAGCACCAGACATAGCGGTTGTAGATATCAATGCTGTAGCTGTTGCGGCGCCGGTTACATTTAGTGCACCAGATATAAATAATGATTCACCAATTATAACATCAGCAGCCATGCTTGCGGCGCCGGTTACATTAAGTGCGCCTGAAAGTAAAAGACTGCCATCAGAAAGGATGGAGCCAGTGCTATTAACTGCTTTGGCTGTTACTGCGCCGGTTACATTTAGAGCACCAGAAACAAAAGCTGACTCACCGATTATAACATCAGCAGCCAAGCTTGCGGCGCCGGTTACATTTAGTGCGCCTGAAAGGAGAAGTCCACCATAAATCTGTGCTGAGCCGCTAGTGTGAACATTACCAGTAACGTTAAGTGCTTTGTTCAAAGACATAGCACTTTCAGCATGGCCCCAAACAAACCGCGCTTCATCACCCGGAGGGCCAGAGGAAGTTCCGCCAATTTGCATGCCACCACCAGCCGCGTTGGCAGAAGTAGTGCCAGAAGCGACGAGAATCAATTTGTCTACAACCTCTAAAGTTGTTTCAGTAACTGTTACGCTGTTAATATTGGTAACGTCAAGTTCTGTGAAATATCCATGAGTTGCGGTAATAGTTCCCGTTACATTTAATGCGCCAGAAATGAAAGCCGATTCATTAACAATGAGATCAGAAGCCAGGGTAGTGGTTCCAGTTACATTTAGCGCACCAGAAACAAGAAGGCTTCCATCGGAACGGAATGCGCCAGTGGTGGTAACTCCCTTGGAGGTTATGGCGCCAGTTACATTTAGCGCGCCAGAAACAAAGACAGATTTATCAACTTCTAAAGTGCCAGAAGTCGCTACATTAGAACTAAAATCAATGAGACCGCCGACATTTAAGCCATACGAGCCAGACAGTTTGCCTTTAAGCGCAAGTACAGTGCCAGAACCGCCAGAAGAGCCTGTCGTTAGGGTAAAGTCGGAACTACCTGAAAATACATCGTAAGTTCTATATTGTACTGATTTATGAGGCCCGCCGGCTGAACTGGTTCCGTTCGAATCTATGTATGCCCAGCTTAATGTCATATATCATTCCTCATTCCTAGCTCGTCGGCGGCGTTATCTGATAATAGTAATATGCTACCCTCACAACACCGGCGCTCGGGGTAGCATTGTGTGTTATTACTAGATCTGTAGCCGAATGAAAAGTAATATTGCCGCCGCCGCCGGTGACGGCTGTACTATCTGCTGCTTCAATTTCGCCATCTCCGAAATCCTGGTTGCCGTCGGCTGAGCCGGCAAATTGATTTGCATTATTCGTATGGCCAATCTTTTTTATAAATGCATTATTAGTAATTGCAGTAGTGACCCTGATACTAATTGCAACCGGAACGCTATTAGCAGGAAAAAAGTTGCTATCCTCGGTCGTTGCGTCACTAGTGCTACAGGTAATTTCCTCTTCCTTGACCCTTAACGCGCAAACAGATCCATTATCTGTAGAAAGATCTCCGCCTGAACCAAATTTATTTCCACCTGAACCAAAAGCCATATCTTATATCTCCGGTACCGTTAGGGCACCATCCTGAAGGGGGCC